GCTATTTGCCGCGGCTGAACGCCGACAACTGACCGAGCAGGTCAACATGTTCGTGCATACATTCGTGTACGACCCCTGGTACCACCTGGACCAGGTGCCCGTCCGGCAGCTGAACGGTGAACCGACCCTCGATACGTCGTTCAACCTCGGAAACCCGGCTATCGCCCAGCGCGGAACCAGCAAGGTGATCTGGAGGCAGCCCTATGCCGGGAAAGTGGCGTTCGACGGGGCGTACAACGTGCTGCCCCCGGGCATCGAGGCCATCGTAGACCTCCCCTCGCCGGCCTGGAACTGATGTTCAGCCAACCAGCCATCTACGGGTTCAACGGCATCGACTCGACCAGTCTGAACCGCATGATCGAGGCGGGCTGGTTCGTATTCCGCAACCGCGCCAAACTCGATCAATTGGTGAACTCCAGCGGCGAGTTCACGATCAACTGGCTGCTGATGAAGGTGACCGCCAGCAGCGTGCTGGCCAGCAACCGCTGGACCTACACGCTGGAGGCGACCGTCCCGCAGGCGTCGGCCGCTGGCAGCACCGCGGTGCCCGGCAGCGCATTCGCCAGCGCCACCGGCTACAACCTGGCGGAATTCGGCAACACGGCCAGCACCGCTGGCGGGGTGAATGCCACCCGTGCGGCCGGGCTGGGGTTCACGATGCAGCCGGTGCCGACCGGGACGCTGGTGCATGCATTCCAGCTGGTGCATACGACCGGGCAGCAGATCATCCTGTTTGAACGGGCAAACAGCTGGGACGGCGAGTGTGACGCTGGTGGCACACTCGTCACCACCATCGACGGCGGGATTTACGGAGCATCCTGATGGCAGACATCATCCGATTGAAGCGAAGTGATGTCGCCGGGCTGGCCCCTGGGAACGGGGAAATTCTGTCCGGGGAACTGGCGATCAACACGACCGACGGAATCGTGTACGCCGAGAACACAGCGGGAAGCAGCGTGTTTCGCTGGATCCGCACGCCGACGTTCGACACGGCAGGCTTCGTGCTGGAATCGACCAGCGCGACGGCCACGACCTGGGCGAACAAGTCGTTCCACTGCCCGCGGCTGCCAGCCGACGGGATCGACGCATCGACCGGCTCGAACGCACGGATCTACTCGATGCCACTGAACGCCAACGCGTGCGCAGCGGGTGGAACCCCGACGGCCAATCGAGCGTTCTACAACCTGTTCTACATTCCGCATTCGGTGGGCATCAAGACCATCGCCAGCCAGACGTTCGGCACCATCGGCGGGAACGTCAAATTCGCCGTCTATAAGCCGGACGGCACCGACGGCCGCCCGGCCACCCGGCTGTACGCCAGCGCAGCCATCGCCACCGGCGGCGGGTTCGGCTACAACGCGGCCACGGGAACACCGCTAGTGACCCTTGCGCCTGGTCTGTACTGGGTGGCAGTCATCTACTCGACGGCTGCCGGATCATTCGGGCGGATCAGCGCAAGAGCGTCCAACCCGCTCGGGGTGTTCGACTCGGCGGCTAACGACTGCATCACCGGGCTATATGCCGACATCGGCTCGCACGACCTGGCGGATCCAGCCCCGACTACGTTCCGTTACAACGACGGCAGTACCAACCAATTCGTGGCACTCATCTCAGCCTACTGACATGCCGAAGACCTACCTGCACCACCCTGACGGTACCGTAACGGTCGAGGACACCCGGACCCCGCCGACGGTGTACATCGAGCAGCTCGACCGCCTGCGGGCGGCCTGCACGGCATCGATTCTCGCCGTCGCGCCCGAACACACACAGCGCAACGCCGCCCTGGGGATCGTCCCGGCAGGCCCGGTGGTGGCCGACATCGCCAGCAGGCGTGACGAATACCACCAACTGGCTGCCAGCCTGCTCGCTGCGCTCAACGGTTGGGACGGCCAGCAGGCGACCGCGGCTGCCTGCTGTGACGTGCTTGAGGGCATCCAGTGGGTGGAACCGTGAAATGGCTACTCGTCATTTTCGTCGTTGCGGCGACATCGTGCGCTGGGCCGAGCGAGCGGATTGCCGCAAACACAACCGCCGTCCGGCAACTCGCGCACAGCAGCGGCCGCCGGTTCGAACGCATCGCGACCGAAACGACGCAGCCCGAGCCGAGCATTCCGGTGATTAGGACCGAGGCCGAGGCCGGGCAAGGTGAGCAGGCGCGTATCCTCGATGCCGTGGACGTGATCTACCTAGCCCTGACAGGCGTGGAGGACCAAATACCCTGGTGGGTGGCCCCCCTGGTCTGGATATGCATCGCCCTGGCGGTGCTGGGCATCGGTTTCATTCTGTGGCATACGGGCATCGGCCGCCTGATCAAGGGCTGGCTGGGCATCGTGACGCCGACCGAGCGCCGAGCGGCGGAACTGACAGCCAACCTGATCGACCTGACCCCCGAGCAGGCAGTAGCGGCGGTTGCCGAGCTGCGCCGGGCCGACCCGACGTTCGATGCGGCATTCCGGCGTGCTGCACCGATCCGCACCCCTAGCCGGACACGAAAGCGTAGGCCCTAATGGCTAGTTTCCTCGGTAGCGTTTGGTTCGGTCTGATGCTCGGTCTGGCCGGTTTCATCGGTGGCTACTACTTCGCGAAGACCCGGAAGTTCTGATGTACTCGCAGCGTGCCTGCTGCTGCAAGGCGGATGACACGGGGTGCTGCCCGGTCTATCCCGTCTGGTGTTACGCAGGCGAAGGCTGCGCGGGCTGCTGGTATCCGCTCTATCGAACGGGCGTCTACAAGGACGCTGAGATCACCATTAGCTACTTCGGGCCCGACCTGACGCTGTCATACGTTGGCGTTACCCGAGCAATCGACGCGTCAAGTGGGGATCAGATCTGTGGGTTTCCCGACCCACAGAATTACCCCTACTTCGCGCCACAGCCCGGCTCCCCTCCCAGCGACGTGTTCCCCTACAACTACGGGGTTCCGATCTTCGGCGGCACGACATCCGAAGGCGCACCAGTCGAGGTCGTGTACCCGATCATCAACGCCGAATACCAGGCGTGCCGTCTGGTGATCGGATTTGAGGTCCGCGGCGGGGATTTCATCCAGAAACTGCTGCAGACCTGGGGCGCAAGCCCGAACAACTTGACCGGCTGCGCCGACGGCACCGGCGAACACTGGTACCTGACCAGCGCGGGCACGCTGCGGTACTTCGCCGACCCTGGGCGGCTGAAGTCGAGGAACACCGGCTACGGGCCGGGGTTCCAGCACCCGTTCCACATTCAGGACATCGTCCACAACCTCGACCCCGACAAGTTCACCATTTCGACCCACAACTGGTGCAAGGAAAACGGCGACTGTTCGCGCAATTGCCGCTGCAACCATTCCTGGCCTGAGCACAAGCACTGCTGCCGCGACCTTGAGGTCGAGTTCAGCCTGAACTACAAGACCACCTGCGGAACGGTCACCATCGATTGCGCAGCTACGTTCAGGACGGACTGGTACCCGACCAATTGCCAGTCAGTGCCTGGCGTTCCATATCTGAACGGCGGGCAGCACTACCCGCTGTCTAACCCCAATTTGCCGGGCGGATCCTGGTCACTCGATGCAACTTCCGATGGCATCAACGGTTGTTGCACAGTGAACCCAGCTGCCAGCACGTTCTATGCGCCGGACGTGGTTGCCGTGCGCGTCGGGTGCAACCTGACGATGGCGGAAATCGCTGATCCCTGCGACCCTGTGACCACCGAGTCCTGGGACATGATCGCGCTCATCGAGTCTGGCGCACAGGTCACCTGGACGGACTGCGACGGCACCGGCATTGTCTCGACAGCGTCCTACATCGGGGTGCGATTCCGGAACTGCGGTGACGGCTGCTGCCTGCACGAAATGGAACCCGAGGAAATCTGGGTCCTGGACTTCCTGACGGTGCCCGGCACCTGCGTATGGAAGCAAGCAGGCGGATCGATCAGCTTCAAGAAACGAGCAGGCTTATGCTGAGGACCTACACCGTCGAGGATGACACCGGACGACAGGTCATCTGGCGTATCGAGATCATCGAGGGCAAGCCTGTTGCCACCGAGGTCGTCAAGGTCATCGAGCCTATGGCCGGGCTGGGCGACGCCGTCGCCAGGGTGACGAAGGCGATGGGATTCACGCCGTGCGGCGGCTGCGAACGTCGTCGGCGGGCGCTGAACGATCTAGTCCCTTTTGGCGATAAACCTCCTGCGGACCTATAGACAGGTCAAAAGATCACCGATATGACACGCATCGGGACACAGTCCCAGAAAGTAGGTCACGGTGAATCACGACGACGAAATGTTGGCCGATGACGGTTTTCCGCTGTCGGATATCGACCCTGCCACCGGCTGGATGTACGGGGAGGTGGGAGCATGAGAACCAGCGAAACCATCGGAGCCATCGCTAAGGCGCTGGCTGCCGCCCAGCGGGCAATCCGCCCGGCGGTCCGGGACGCAACCAATCCGCATTTCCGCAGCCGGTACGCCGACCTGGCGGCCATTGACGAAGCCTGCCGCCCGCACCTAGCGGCGAACGGCATCGCCATCCTGCAGGCATCGTCGTTCATCGACGGCTGCGCCTGCTGCACGACTACCCTGGTTCACGCCGAAACCGGCGAGTGGTTCGCCGCGACCCTGAGCCTGCCTGTCGAGCGCCCGACGCCGCAGGCCATCGGCTCGGCCCTGACCTACGCCAGGCGCTACAGCCTGTCGAGCCTTGCCGCCGTTCCTGCTGGTGATGACGACGACGGAGAAGCTGCCGAAGGGCGGGGGGATCCGCGCCGGGCTAGCGGGGGTGCTTCCCTCACCCCCTCGATCCCGGTGCCCCCGCCCGCGGCGGTTGTTCCCTTCGATCCGCCGGTGACGCTGAACGTGGCCGACCTGCCCGAGGACTACGACGGCCCCCCGGCCTACAGCCCCGAGGAACTCCGCGTCACGCACAAGGAACGGGGCGGCGACAAGCCGAGCAGCCCGGTCTACGTCATGTGGACCGACGTGGTGGGCAAGATCATCAGCATCACCCTGCCCGACGGGCCGAAGAAGCCGACCCGGATCCTGCTGTGGAACACCCTCAGCCAGGGCGGGGTGTACTTCAGCACCTTCAGCCGGTACGACCGTCCCGAGGGGGTCGGGGACTGGATCATGCTCAAGGGCGTGACCAGCACCGAGCGCGACGGGAAGCGGTACTTCAATTTCCGCAACGCAGTCAAGGCGCCGAGCGCGGGGGAGGCGGCCGATGGAATCCCGTTCTGATGACCGGCCGTCCTGGCTAGACAATTGGAACGCCCTACGGCGGGCCTTCCCTGCCCTGCTCCGAGCGCCCGAGGCGCAGCAGCAGGGGTTCCACGAACGCTTCGGGAAGCTCGACCAGCGGCTGGTGGCGCAGGCCATCGAGCGGGCCCGGGAGTCGCGCAGCGGGGCAACGATCACCGTCGAGTACCTGATGACGGGCTACTCGCGTCTGGTCCCGAAGTACGACGCCCAGCAGCCCTCGATGGCTGCCCGGATCGTCAACTGGTGGGCTATGGAGCCTCGGGGCTTCGGGAGGGCTCACGGCCCATTCCGGTCGCAGGAAGACGCCAGGAAGGCTGCTAGGGGCATTCCCGGGGCTACGGTCAAGGCGAACTGGGTGAAGCCCGGCGACGGGTCGTGGATGGCCGAGGAAACTTCGGGCGACGTGCTGCCGATGGAAACCCAGCGTGAGTGTCTGGCGCATATCGAGGCGCTCGCAATCGCGCTGCCGTCGTACTGCCAGAAGTCCGAGCAGTGGGAGGTGCGTGAGCCGGGTACCTACGAATCGGCGCGGGACACGATTCTGGCGGCGCTTCGTTCTCCCCCCCATACCCCCCCTCTGGGAGGCGAAGCACCCGAGGAGCGTGCGAGCCTTAGCGGAGCATCGTCCCGCAGGGCGCTTCGTACCTCCGAAAAGGGGTCTTTGTCAAGCCCCCCCCTACCGCCTTTTGCCGTTCGCGAAGTCGATGGCATGCGGCTCCCAGTTCACCGGCTGCCGCCTGAACTGGTCGCCGAATTCGAAAAGGCTTACGACGTTCTCGCCCGGCGGGATGACGGATCGCCCTATGGGGCGACCGCACCCGGCGGGCTTGAAGGGGGAGCAGCATGAAGGACAAGACAGCAGAACTGGAAGCCACCATCCGAGCCATCGAGGCTTTAGCCGACCGGGCAGTGGATCTAAGGCGTGAGAAAGACCACCTGCAGGCGCAGCTGCGCATGATGGAAGTCGAAAACGCCAGGCTACGGGCGAGGCTCCAGCAATTCGAAACGAACGAAATTCAACGCCGTCTAGATGACGGGGAGGGGTGATGGAACGCCCTGTCTACGAAATCGAGGCTGACGTGCGGCGAGCGGAAATCGCCGTGCATGCTGCTCGCGCAGCCCTGAAACTCAGGCCGATCCCCACCCCGAAGATGTCGCCGGTGGACTACGGAATGTGGAACGGACCCGTCCGGGAAATGTGGCTGGAGGTCAAGACCCGGACCGTCGATCACGACCGATTCGACACGGCATTCCTTTTCGCCAGCAAGTGGAAGGCCCTACGGGCACTGGACGGCCCAGTGGGCCTATGGATCCAGTGGGCGGACTGGATCTATGGGCTATGCAGGGTCGATCAATGCCCAGACCTCGAGCCAGTCGAGCGGAACGGGCG